ACAATTAAAGGAATACGTCAAGTGTGCAAACGATCCGGTTTATTTCTGTGAAAAGTACATAAAAGTAAAAACTCTCGACAAGGGTATCGTTCCCTTTAATCTATACCAATATCAAAAAAACTTCGTAAATGCAATTCACGATAATCGCTTTACGATCTCCAAATGGCCACGCCAGTGCGGTAAATCAACTTGCGTGACAAGTTACATTTGTCATTATATTACGTTTAATCAAAGTGTAAACGTAGCCATTCTCGCAAACAGATTAAAAACGGCCAAAGAAGAGTTATTCTCAAAGCTTCAGCTGGCATATGAAAACTTACCTCATTTTCTTCAGCAGGGGGTTGTTGAGTGGAACAAGACAAGCTTTAAATTAGAAAACGGTTCTAGAGTAATGTGTGATGCGACTAGCTCTTCAGCCATCCGTGGTGGTTCTTATAACCTTTTGCTATTGGACGAATACGCCTTCTTGCCAAGCCACGTGGCAGAAGAATTCTATACTTCTACGTATCCAACCATTTCGGCTGGTACCACTACAAAACTGATTATTGTATCAACTCCAAATGGAATGAATCACTTTCATAAACTTTGGGTAGATGCCAAAAGACCGGAAGGTCACAAATTAAAAAATAAGTTTGTCCCTGTAGAGGTAACTTGGCGTGATACGCCAATTAGTCCGGGAAGTCCAAAACTTCGTGATGAAACTTGGGCTGCAGAACAAATAGCCAACACAAGTGCAGATCAGTTTGAACAGGAATACGGTTGCAGTTTCTTAGGTTCATCTAATACTTTAATTTCTTCAAGTAAACTCAATGTTCTTGCTCCAGAAGAGCCAATAAGCGAAAATGCAGAGGGATACAGGGTATTTGAAACACCCCAGAAAGAAAGAACTTACTTTCTTCAAGCGGACGTTTCTAGAGGCCAGGGAGTAGATTACTCCGCATTTACCGTAATAGATGGAACTGAAGCGCCATATAAGGTTGTAGGTTCTTACAGAAATAACACCATAAGCCCATTCAATTTCCCAACAGTTATTTTAAATGCCGCAAAAGCCTATAATAATGCCTATGTATTGATCGAAACTAATGATTTGGGCGGTCAAGTTTCAAATATACTCCATTCTGATCTGGAGTATGACAATGTTTTAATGACTAAGGTTTTGGGAAGAAAGGGGCAAATTTTATCTCAGGGATTTGGTGGTGTTGGAAAAAATGAGATGGGAATAAGAACAACAGCCCAAACAAAGAAATTAGGATGTGCTATATTAAAAAGGCTGGTGGAAGAAAACAAAATTCTATTAAATGACGATAGAATCATATCTGAATTGATGTCTTTTGTTTCCAAATCTAACACCTACAAAGCAGATGATGGCCAAAATGACGATCTAGTGATGACTTTGGTGTTCTTTGCGTGGCTCACTAGACAAGAATATTTTGCAGATCTGGTTGAACAAGCAAAATTTGCATACGAGCAACCAAACAATAGTGAGGATGATAATACGCTTTTTATGTATAATTCAAACGAAAGTGGGGATAATGACGAATTTTCCGATGGAAAAGTAGTTTGGTATCCAGCATAAAAATTATAAATATTTGGAAGAGAATAAAGAACTATGCCAAATACCAATCCAAATCTTGGATCATTCCTCAACGCCAGTCAGTTCAGTTCAAACGTTCCGTCTGGCAACCCACTATATGCAGCTATTGTTGCTGGTTCGACATTCGTGTTGCCAGCTTTTACTGGAACAAATAATGCAGCTGAAAAAGATCCAGGTGGACTTTTTGGATGGTTGATCTACGCTAGAAATTATAAAACAACACCAGCAAAAGGAACCACCAGCGACACTTATTTAGTTTATTCAAATCCGGGAAATTTAATAAATGATTTGAATAAATTGACAGGCGTAACTCACTGCTTGATTTCTTATACGGGAAGCGGTGGAACTTTTGGTTTCTTTCAGCAAACATCAGACACTCAAGTTCTTGTTCGTGCACCACTTGGAAACGATTTCTTGCACTGCCTTCATTATCTTGCATATGGCGGTAACCTTATCATAGCTGGAACAACTTCAGGTTTAAACAACTATGAAAATCAGTCTGGTAACCCTATTGATGTTTTGATTGGAAATTCCGCCGGTAATTCTTCTGTTACAAAATGGCTCGATGAAAAAGTATCTACTGTTGGAATATTTCCATCTTCTGGAGATGGCACGGGAACAACTGCACAAAATTTTACAACGTATCTTGGAGGCTCTATTGCAAACATATCAGACAGAGTATTCAACATATATGGTTTAAATGGAACTACCTATACCGTAACTACCCTACAAAATGGTGGTCAGTTGGATTACAGCATTCCTGCAATTGCCGATGTTGCAGGAGCTTTTAATATTACCAAAAATCTAGATCAATATTTCTTGACGGTTGGTGGTTTGGATAGATCCACGCTAAAAAATAAACAAATAACAAATCTGGTTTCATGGAATTCTTCTCTAAAAACAACATTAAAATTAAACAGAGTTAATTTTTACGTAAATTATAGCCCAGCATTCTTAGGTTCGGATATTGTTGGTGCTACTGGAAGCGCTTTGGCACCAACTACTTCGGAAAGAATTGGCCCGTCAAACTTAAAAAATGTACTAGAATATCAAATAACACAAATAGGTACAAAGTACCTTTTTGAACTAAACATTCAGTCTACAAGAGATTCTATTACTGCAGAAATTAATGCTTTATTGGATAGATATGCCTATGCAATCGTAAGATCTCAAGCACAGGTTATCTGTAATGATGATAATAACGACGATTACTCAGCCACACTAAACATTCAAGTTATAGTAAAACCACTTTTGAGCATAGATGAATTCGTAATAAACGTAACCTTAGAGGCATAATATGGCAAATAACTCTATTAGAGATTTTAAAAATGCCTTTAATGGAGGAACCAGAGCCAATAGGTTTCAGGTTTCTGGTTTGTGGCCAGTTGGAGTTGTGAAACCAACCGCAGATGATCTAACAGTTAAAATTTTTGCCTCTTCTTTGCCAAGAGTCGAGGTAGGAACCATAGCAATTCCTTACAGAGGAAGAGCATATTATCTTCCAGGAGATAGACAATATTCGGTTTGGTCAGTAGATGTTTTTGACGATAGTGGAGACAATTCGATATGGCGTGCTTTCAATACATGGAAAAATCAATTAGATAGCCATGTTACCCACGAAGTTTATCAAAATAATTTTTCATATGATAAGCTTCAAACAAACTGGATTGTACGCCAGTTGGACTTAAATGGAAATCAGTTAAGAAAGATTGACCTTTATAACTGTTGGCCAAGCGAGGTAGGAGCTCTTACATTTGACATGGGATCCACTGAACCGGCTGTATTCAGAGTAACAATGATGTTTGATTACATCAAAATAGATCAAATAAACTCAACTATAACAAATGCTTAATGAATTTAAAAACACATTTAGAGGTGGTACCAGACTAAATCGCTTTTATGTTACTGGAAATATACCTTTTAGTGGAACATCGATAACTCGATTTCACGTAAGGGCCACCCAGATTCCACAACTTCAAACCAATACTTTGAGTTATGATTACCGGGGCAGAAAAGCACACTATCCCGGAGAAAAAGTATATTCGGCTTGGTCTATTTCCGTTTTAGATGATACTGGTGATGGTGATATGTGGGCAGCATTTCAGAAATGGCAAAATCAGTTAAACATCCAGAATACGAATTTAGTAAACGCGTCCGTATTGAATCATGATCCAGACAAGTTTAAAGCCACTTGGACTGTAAATCACATGAATTTAAATGGTGATGAGACCCAATCTGCCCTTTTAAAGCAGATGACGCTCTATGGCTGTTGGCCAAAAGTTGTAGATCCTATTAACTTTAACATGAATAGACCGAATACGTTAAACAGTTTTAACGTGGTCTTAATTTACGACTACATAGAAATAAAGAGTGTAACATAATATGGAAATTGAAGTTTTTGGTTTTGAATTCGGAAAAAAGAATACTACAAAGCAGGAAAAAGAAAACCAGGCTTTGCAGACTTTTGCTGCTCCTGAAATTTTTGATGGAACGGTAACTGTAGAAGCGGGTGGTTTTTATGGAACAGCTCTGGATTATGGTGCAAATCTAAGAGACGAAAATAATTCTATAATTCAATATAGAAATATGTCTGTTTATCCTGAAATAGACAACGCAGTAGATGAAATCGTTAATGCTGCTGTTGTATACGGAACAGATAGAAAACCGGTCAAAATTGATCTAAAAAATCTTCCAATTCCAGATCCAATAAAGTTAAAAATTTACAAAGAGTTTGAAAAAGTCTTACACTTACTAGATTTTAATGGAAAAGCCTATGAAGTATTTCGTAGGTGGTATATCGATTCGAGAATATTTTATAACATTGTCATTGATAAAGATCAACCAACTGATGGAATCAAAGAAATAATTCCGATTGATCCTTTAAAAATCAAAAGAGTTAGAAAAATAGAAAAAGAAAACAAAAGAGTTGATGGAAAAACAATTTCCGTAATTAAAGGAATTGAAGAGTATTACCTGTATACAAATACAGATAAAGATACTTTTATGATGACTGGTCCGGATGGACTGCATCTCTCAACTGACAGCGTAGTTTACTGCCCCTCAGGAATCGTTGATTTAAACACAAAAAGAGTTCTTGGTTACCTTCATAAGGCCATTAGACCTCTAAACATGTTGCGTCAATTAGAAGACGCATTGTTGGTTTATAGAGTTGCAAGAGCCCCTGAACGTAGAGTTTTTTACGTTGACGTTGGTCAGCTACCAAAGCAAAAAGCCGAACAATACATGAGAGATATGATGAGTCGGTTCAGAAACAGACTCATCTATAACCAGGCAACGGGAGAAGTAAGAGACGAAAGAAACAATCTTTCTGTTCTTGAGGATTACTGGCTACCCCGAAGAGAAGGTTCCCGTGGAACCGAGATTACTACGCTGCCCGGCGGCAATGCAATGTCTCAGATTGAGGACGTTGATTACTTCAAGAAGAAGCTTTATTCTTCGCTCAATGTTCCAATGAGCCGTTTGATGGCAGATCAAAGCGGTTTTAATCTTGGAAGATCTGTAGAAATTACAAGAGAAGAAGTAAAGTTTTATAAATTTGTAGAACGTCTAAGACATCAGTTTTCAAAAATGTTCTTGGATTTCCTTCGTGTTCAGTTGATTCTCAAGGGAGTTATGACAGAGGAAGATTGGCACGAATTGAAGACTGAGATAAAATTTGTATTCAATACCGACAATTACTTCTGGGACCTGAAAGAATCAGAAATTCTTGCCGAAAGAATGAAGATGCTTTCCTTTGTAGACCCATATGTGGGCAAATACTTCTCTTCAGAATACGTAAGAAGAAATGTATTGAAGCAAACTGAAGAAGAAATGAAAGCCATGGACAAGCAGATGGAGATCGATAAGCAAAGAATGCAAGCTGAACAAATGGCATTGATGGCACAACAACAAGCAGTAGAGGGTGCAGAGCCTGCACAATAAAATGGAAGACCTATCTTACAAATTAATAAAAAATGGAATCCAGGCTTTGGTTGAGGAGGAAGAGCAGTATTTTAAGAAAAATATTGTTCAAAGTCTATCAATAAAATTAAATGATGCCATTTCTGACGTTTTAACAGAAACGAATAAAAATTTGTTTTATAGGCATTCTTCGCTTGCAGAATCAGCAGAATTAAAAACATTTTTATCTGTAATTTCTAAACCAGAAAAAATTCAATTAAAAGATAACAGTATTATAAATATTACTGAAAATGAAATAAAATTGCTAAAGGGGTTGTTTGAAAATTTAAATACGGAAAATAAGAAAAAAATGATAGAGTCCGTATTCAGCTCACCTGTAGCTTTTAACCAACACATAGAATTTTACAAAAAATCAAAAGGACTTTTTAGATGAACAAGACAGTAAGAACAATGGTCAAAAATGTAATAGAAGAAAATGCTGTTGCATTTAAAAATGATGCTTCTAAGGCATTATATGAAAAGGTTGGAGCAAAATTACAAAAAAAATATATTTCTGTTTCAAAAAGATTATTTGAAGAAGCAGAAGGAGGTGAAGCAGCCAATGAACCTGTGGCTGCAGGAAAAGCCGGGGTATCTGCGGTTCAATACGCGAATCGGGATTACCAAATTCCAACTCCTCCACCGCCACCAGGAGCAAGCGCCCAATGGCGCTCCCAATGGCGTTGGCTCCACCAAAACTGGAATAATCAAGAATTTTGGAATAACACTCGAAGAACACCAGAAGAGACAGCTCGCTGGATGTTAAACAACGTTTACTGAAAAAAATAAAATGAAGCTTATAACAGAGTTAACAGAAGACATCAAATACGTAAAAGAAAACGTCGGAAATGGCGATAAAAATTACTTTATCGAAGGCATTTTCATGCAATCCGATGTTAAAAACAGAAATGGAAGAATTTACCCCACCAATACTCTGTCAAAAGAAACTGACAGATATATCACGGAGTACGTGAACAAGGGTCGCGCCTTGGGTGAGTTAAACCATCCATCTGGCCCATCTGTTAATCTTGATAGAGTTTCGCACATTGTTAAGGAACTCAGCAAAGACGGAAAAAATATCTACGGTAAGGCTAAAGTTTTAGACACCCCCATGGGAAAGATTGTAAAAAATCTTATCGATGAGGGTGCTCAACTGGGTGTTTCTACCCGTGGTATGGGTTCTCTAAAGTCCAAGAACGGCTATCAAGAAGTCCAAGAAGACTTTATGTTGGCCGCAATCGACATCGTTGCTGACCCATCAGCACCAAACGCTTTCGTAAACGGAATTATGGAAGGCCGTGAATGGGTTTTTGATAATGGAATTTGGTCAGAACGTCAACTTGCAAATGCCAGAAGACTAATTTCAAATTCTTCTTCCAAAAATCTCAACAAAAACATGGTAAAAGTTTTTAAAGAATTTTTTGGAAATATTTAAAAATGTCTTTTGATAATCGGACCAAAGCCTTTTTATTAAAAGTTTTGAATGAGCAATCGGGCTCATTTGGTGGTGCTACCACCTTAAGTCCAAAAATGACTAAAGGTAGTAAAAAACCAAAAGTTGAGTGGGATCCAACAAAGCAAGATACTCCAGAATATGGAACAGGTGTTACATATTCTGGTGGTGCGCCATTTGGCGATCCCGCAAAATACGGAGAAGGCCAATCCGAAACGGACTATTACACAGATTTATTGAAGACTGGTTTATCTGGTGTTGGAGCAACTGATCCAGAAAAAGAAACATCAAGTTCTCCAAGCTTAGGGTACCTAGCTGGGCTTGGCACTTTGAAAAGAACAATGGGGTATGATACGTCTCCCAAAAAGGGAGCTGAATTGATTGATTTTAATCTCAGAGATAAATCTGGAAACATCAGCCCAACAAAAGTAATTACAAGTCTCGGAAGTAGGGCAGCAAAGACAGGCTTGGGTATGGCTGCTTTGAATATCGGTATGGGCCAGCTTGGAAATAAACTTGCAGGAAAGTTGCCTTATCTCGCAGCTTTGGGTGTGGATCCATTCGACTACGCAACAAAAATAATGGGCGTAGACTATGTTTCTGATGAATTATCAAAGCTTCCATATAGGCAATACAGACAAATAACCTCCGGTGGGGGTTTCCAAGGATAATTTTTACTAAATAATTAAAGTTTAAGGACATATTGAAATGAAGAAAAACAAAAATCTATCAGAACAACAAATGGGCATGATGCCAGCCAATGGCGTCAGCATGCTTCCAGATGGAAAGTCGGAAATGCTTCCAGCTGCCGTTGATTTCAGCGCAGCCAATAAGATGCGTTCCCAGGTTCCAACCACAGCCGCTGCAATGGCCAGGGCCATGCCAATGGCAATGTCGTCATCAACCGAAGAAGACGTAGACGTTGATGAGGGCGAAGAAGAGGAATCCGAGGAAACATCGGAGCCAACAGAAGTCGAAGAAGCAGTAAGACAAAAATTTAGAGAATCCATTCTTGCTCTTCTTGGCGAAGAGAACGCAACACCAGAGTTGGTAAACCAACTTGAAGCTGTCTTTGAAGCTGCCGTTCAAGAAAAGGTCGAGAAGAACGTAGCTTTGGTTCTTGAAGAAGTTGACGACAGCGTCAAGGCATACCTCAGCAACGTAACCAACAACCTTGTTGAAAAGGTTGACGATTACTTGGAATACGTTGTCGAAGAATGGATGACAGAGAATGCAGTCGCCGTTGAACAAGGTATCAAGACTCAAATCGCAGAAAACTTCATCAGCGGTCTCAAGAACCTCTTTGAGAACCACTACATCGATGTTCCTGCAGAGAAGTACAATGTTCTTGATGAGCTCTATGCATCAAACAAAGACTTGAATGACAAGCTCAATGCAGTAATCAAGGAAAACATCAATCTTAAGAAAGAAGTTTCGTTGACAGAATGTGCTGGAATTTTTGTCGCAGAGACAAAAGATTTGGCAGACACCAAGATTGCAAAATTGCAATCTCTCATGGAGAACGTTTCATTCGAAACACCAGAAGAATACCGTACAAAATTGGTAGCAATCAAGGAAAACTACTTGAACGGAGCCCGTCCAGTAGCCACCCCAAAGGTTATCAACGAAGAACAAACTTTTTCCAAGGTAAATGAAGTCCCAAATACCTTGGTCGAAGGATATATGACCGCTTTGGGACGTTTAAACAAGAAGATTTAAAAATTATAAATAATTTTACTCACAGGAGAAACTAAGAAAATGAACTTTCAAGACAACACACCATATGACATCTTGACCGAGAAGTGGAATCCAGTTCTCAGTCACGATGCTCTTCCATCCATCAAGGATGACTATCGTAAAAAGGTAACTGCCGTACTCTTGGAAAACCAAGAGCAAGCAATCCGTTCTCAACACCTAACCGAAGATATTTCTTCGAACAACCTCGGAATGCCAACAAGCTACACCAACACAGGTGCAGTTTCTGGTTACGACCCAGTCCTTATCAGCCTGGTTCGCCGTTCCATGCCAAACCTCATGGCCTATGACATCTGCGGCGTTCAGCCAATGACTGCTCCAACAGGCTTGATCTTTGCCATGCGTTCGAACTACCAATACTACGGACAAAGCAACACCTACGCAAACGCAAACTACTACGAAGCAATGTTCCAAGAGCCACAACCATCCTTCGGTGGTTCCGGTTGGACATTGGGTGATAAGACACTCAAGGGTCTTTGCGGTTCGTCCGGCGGTACAGATCCACGCACAGTTCGCGGAGGTTCAAACGTAGATGCCATCCGTGGTCTTTTGACAAGCCAAGGTGAAGGAATTGGTTCAGCAGCCAGTGGTTTAACCTGGAACCAAATGGCCTTCTCAATCGACCGCGTTGCAGTACAGGCTCGTACACGCGCTCTATCCAGCAACTATACCGTCGAATTGGCACAAGATCTCAAGGCCGTTCACGGATTGGATGCAGAGGCCGAGCTCGCAAATCTTCTCAGCACTGAAGTTCTTGCTGAAATCAACCGCGAAATCGTTCGTACAATCTACTTCGTTGCTCGTAACGGTTCTCAGCAAAGCGATCTTGCTACACCAGGAACATACGATCTTGACCAGGATTCGGATGGTCGTTGGTCTGCTGAACGCTTCCGTGGTCTCAGCTTCCAAATCGAGCGTGAGTGCAACACAATTGCCAAGGAAACTCGCCGTGGAAAGGGTAACTTCATCATCTGCGATAGCGATACCGCAGCTGCCCTCGCCATGTCGGGCTTCATGAGCCTCAGCCCAGCAATTGCTCCTCAACTCAACGTTGATGACACACAAAGCACCTTTGCTGGTGTTCTCTCAGGCAAGATCAAGGTCTATATCGATCCTTACACCCCAGCAGGAGTAAACTTCTTCGTTGCTGGTTATAAGGGCGAGTCGCCATACGATGCTGGTCTCTTCTACTGCCCATACGTTCCGCTACAAATGGTACGTGCAGTTGATCCAAACACATTCCAGCCTCGCATTGCCTTCAAGACCCGTTACGGTATCGTTGCTAACCCATATGTTCTGAACAGCAACGCTCAACCAGACGGCGAAACCTTGACCAAGGGCTTGAACCAATACTACCGCTTCACAGCAATTACACACCTCCACGGCAACACCATCTAATAGGTGACCGTGTGTAAGACACGCAAAGACCTCCCCAGAAATGGGGAGGTCTTTCTTTTTAAATAAATATTTCTATGGCAGTATGCACAAACAATATCAATCCGCTCTATAACAATTATTTTAAATTGGTCTTTAACCGAGGTACGAGCCAACTTGAATTAATGTGTCAGAGAGCAAATTTGCCTGGGATATCTATTGGCGAAACCAAACAACCGACAACACTTGGCGTAACCATTCCAGTACCAACATTGGCTGCAACATTTGAGCCTTTAAAGGTTGAATTTATAGTAGATAATAATCTGGAAAACTGGAAAAGCATCTATTCCTGGATGAGGAATATGACAAACATAGAAAATGACTCAAGTCATAATTTGAGTTATGATCTATGGCATTACTATGCAGTTCTATATCTTTTGGATCCAATTGATTGCAATTCAGTAAATTTACAAATAAAATTTCACAATATAATTCCAACGGCTCTTAGCGGAATATTATTTCAGTCAGACAGCCCTGACACAAATATAGTAAAAGCCACGGCATCGTTCAATTACTCATATTACACCCTCGAACCAGACGCCGAATCAAATTTGTTGGATCAACTTTAATTTAAATATTCGTTTGGGTCATCCGGCCAGCTTTCCGGATTATTTGGCTCTGCCTCTGGATTATAAGGCATCGTTTTCTTCTCAGGCTTCATTCTGTTGCGTTTCTTTGGCTTTGGAGGGCTAGGAGGCTCCGGGGGCTCAGAATCGCTCATATCGGATTCTACTACAGAATCATGATCTTCGTAATCCTCATCTTCTGCCAAAATTTCAACACCTTCAAAATTTTCAATAAGATCGTTTACAAACCCAACAAAATCCTCGTTATTAAAAAGTTCATTCAAAAGTGCAAGCCCGTTTTCGTGACCTATTGAATTTTCTGGCCCAGATGTAACTATAGATTTTGGATCAGTTTGCATGGTGATGAAATATATTTCATACATTTTTTCCAAATCTATTGCTGGTTGAGCAATATAAAGAATGGAACTTCTGGAAATATTTACTTCAAATCCCCTAACATTACTCAGATAATTTGTTAGCTTTACAAATTCTGTTAAACTATTATTTTGATCTCTAGACATATAAGTTTCCAGCTTTGCCGGAAGTTTTATTGTTATTCGATCAGGCATCGCTTCACTCACCAACCCAATTAGTTCTTCACCGCTGATGAGCTTTACAACTTTTAAGATGCCTGAGAATTCATTCTCAGGAAGTGAATCGGACATAAGTATGTCCTCCCTTCCCTATTATTTATCTTTTGGGAGTTCCATTGACACTATCTTGTAGTCAAACTTTTCTTTCTTGTATATCTTTATGCGTTCTTCAAAATGTTTAAATACGTGATTCTTGTATGACTTGGTGCAAAGATCATCGACAATGTCAAAAACCTTGAGTGTCTTCTTGCGCGCAGAGACACGCAAGCCTCTACCGATGCTTTGGAGCAATCGTATTACTGACTTAGTAGGTGACGCAAAAATAATATTGTCGAGATTAACAATGTTGAT